AGGCGCGCTGAAGAGGCTACGGGCGGAGCTTAGCAACCTGACGAAGCAGTATGATGAGCTGTCGAGGGCCGAGAGAAACGGTGCTAAGGGTAAGGAACTGCAGGAGAAACTGAATGAGGTTACTATGGAGTTGAAGGTCGCTGAGGAGGAGACACAACGCTTCTATAGGAATGTGGGTAACTATCAAGGCGCCATAAAGCCTATGAGACAGGAATTGAAGGAACTGACCTTACAGCTGGCTCAAATGGAGAGAGAGGGCTTGCGTGGCTCGGAGGCTTATGATGAACTGGCAAAGAAGGCTGGTGCGCTGAAGGATAATATAGCAGATGCCAGTGCAGAGATTAAGAGATATGCGAGTGATACGAGGTTGCTCGATGATGTGACGAATATAGTTACTACTGGCTCTCTGGCATGGCAGACCTATCAAGGTGCTGTGCAGGCTTTCGGTGTGGAGAGTCAGGAGGCTATGGAGGCTATGTCGAGGTTGCAGGGTATCATGGCTGTAACGAATGGTCTGCAACAGTTGAACGCCCGCTTTACCGACAATTCTACAGCCGCATACAAGATATACCACAAAATCCTGCAAATGGTAGGACTGGAGGAGAAGGCTGTAGCTGTCAGCAAGCAGGCTATGACAACGGCAACAGTGGCAGAGACAACGGCAGAGACCGCCAATGCAGGTGCTTCTACGGGTGTAGCACAGGCAAAGGTGGCAGAGACGGCGGCTGTTAATGCAAGTACGGTGGCAATGACGGGTGCGAGTGTTGCGGCTAAGGTGCTGAGGGTGGCACTCATGACTCTTGGAATAGGATTGGTGGTAACCGCTTTGGGGGCTTTGGTGGCATACTGGGACGATGTGGTTGACTTCTTCTCTGGCGTAACAGAGGAAAGCAAGAAGGCGGCAGAGGCAGAGAAGGTGCTGGCAGAGACAACGGCAGAGGCGAGGAAGGCTTATGCTAAGGCTGGCGCAGAGATACAATCCTATATGAGCAGGATTGACAGCTTTACGGGCTCTAAGAAGCAGGAAGCGAAACTTGTCAAGGAACTCAATGACAAGTATGGAGCGCAAATGGGCTACTACAACAGCCTTAGCAAGTGGAAGCAGGTGCTGACGGAGAAGGGTAAGGCATACTGTGATATGTTGCTCAAGGAAGCAGAAGCGCAGGCGTTCTTGTCAAAGTACACAGAGGCGTACCTCAACCTTCTGGAGGTAAGAAGAAAGGCTGAGGCAGGAGAATACGACCATTGGTATAACACCGCCTATGGGGATAAGGCTTCAAGGCAGAAGGCTATCAATGAAGCAGAGGCAGATATGAACAGGTGGCTGTCGAAGTACAAGGAGACGATGAAAGAAGCTGAGAGCCTGCAAGCGAACAATGATATAGGAGGCTTTACCAGCAAATCCTCCACCTCCAACAGTAAGAGTGGAAGTAGCACAGGTGAGAGAGCGAAGAAGGAGCAGGAAGAGTTGCGAAAGGCAGAAGACCTGCTTACCCAGATAACCTTGCAGGGTGCAGAGGAAAGAAGAAAGGCTCTTGAGGTCAGCTATAACAGGCAGATTGAAGACCTGAAAAAGAGGTTACAGACGGAGAAAGACCTGACAACGAAAGCGAGGGAGGCTGTCAATGCACAGATAGTCGCTCTCGAGACTCTCAAGGAGAGAAAGCTGGCGGAACTGGATAGTAAGGCTGTCATGGAAGAGGTGTCGAGGGCGCAGAAGAGAATAGAGATGAAGCTGGCGACAGTTAAGAAGGAGAGCGACGAATATTACCAGTTGCAGTTGACGAGGCTGGCTAATGAGCAGGCGCTTGCTGAAGAGGCTGCGAAACAGGAAGAAGTGGCAGAGGAGGAGAAACAACAGAACTTGCTACTGATAAGACAGAAGTACGGAGCTTTGACTGACGCTTTGCTTGAGGAGCAGACCAACGAGAGAATAAGAAAGCAACAGGAGGCTATCAAGAATGAATACGAGACGAAGATACTGGAGACGGAGCTGGGTAATGGTGCTGACGGGGAAAATCCAGAAATAGAGAAGCTGCGGCTTGAAATGGAAGAGAAGCAGGCTTTGTTGGAGTCAGCGCAACAGCTGGAGGGTGAAACCGAGGAGGCTTTTTACCAGAGGAAGCTGGAAATGCAACAGGCTTACAACGAGAGCAAGAAAGCCCTGGCGGACAAGGAGGTGCAGATTGAACAAGGAAAACTTCAGGCGATTGCAGGACTAGTGAATGGAGCAGCGTCTATAATGGAGGCTTTCGGTGAAGAGAACACGGCTTTGGCTAAGATTTCTAAGGTGCTGGCTCTTGGAGAGATTGCCGTTAATACAGGTAAGGCGATAGCGGCTGGCGTGGCTCAGGCTCAAGCCGTTCCTTTCCCTGCCAATATTGCCGCCATAGCCACAACAGTAGCAACAGTCATGGCGAATATCGCTACGGCTGTGAAGACGGTAAAGAGTGCGAAGTTCGCTGAAGGTGGTCTGGTAACTGGCGAGGGTACTGCAACAAGTGACTCTATACCTGCAAGACTGAGTAATGGTGAGAGTGTGCTGACGGCAGCGGCAACACAGATGTTTGCACCTGCCTTGAGTGCCTTCAACCAGCTAGGTGGCGGGGTGCCTATTGTGAGCACCTCAAACAGCCAGACAGAGATTGGCGAGGATATGCTGGCAAGGGCTGTGGCTAAGGGTATGCAGGAAAGCCCGAGACCAGTTGTGAGTGTCGAGGAGATAAGGAGAGTGAGTGACAGGGTTAATGTTGTAGAAAATCTAGGCGTAGTATGAAGCAGTATGAATTGATAAAGGCTACCGAGAGTGTCCTGAGAATGGTAGTGGAGAAAGACGTATGCGTGCAGGACGTAAAAAACCTCTCTATGTATGAAGATTACAAGAGACTGAAGGAAGAGGGGTTGAAGGTGACGTATATAGTGAACTATCTTTGCTCACAGTATTGTCTGTCAGAGCCTACTATATACAGAATAATTAAGAGAATGGAAAAAGACATATAAAATTCTCCTTTCATAATACTTTTATTTTGTTTTTCATTGGTAAGGGAAATTGCTCGTGAGAGTAGTTTCCTTTTTTTGCACTATCAATGTGTGATAGTAAGAAGAAAAGATGCATTTCGGTATATATAAAGAAAAGTCTTTATCTTTGCAGAGAAACAATTGAGGAAAAAGATATGGCGATACTGAAATTGTATAATGATATACAGACAGATGAGCAGAAACAAATGGCTAAATGGTGGGGGGAGGTAGAAGGCACTTCCTTTACCGATGTAGCTTCTTTCTGTGAGGCTATACCAGAGAGCGACAACAAGATAGAGCTTTACCTGCATTGCAATGGTGGCAGCGTGACGGAGGGTTGGAGTATCTATGACCGACTGAGGGCTACAGGCAAAGAGATATACGCTACAGTAGAGGGTAAGGCAGCGTCTATGGCTACGGTAATCATGATGGCCGCTCCGAAGGCTAACAGAAAGAGCTATGAAAGTGCGGAAATCCTTATACACAATCCCTTTATACTGACTGGAGGTGCGTTTACGGCAGATGAGCTGGCAAAGCTGGAAAAGGAGATGCGCACCGACCAAGAGAAAATCCTTAATCTCTATGTGGAGAGATGTAGCGATGAGGGAGATGATGAGGAGAAGAAGGCGGCTCTCAGGGAAGAGTTGCAGAAGATAATGGACGAGGACATTTATATAACTCCAGAGAAAGCGAAGGAGCTGGGGTTGATAAGCGAGATTATTCCGCCTAAGTCTGCAAAGGCTGGGCTAAGTTCAACTTTCAATAAAAATAAAAACAACATGGCAAAAAATGATGAGACTACCGAGGTTAAGCAGTCGCTGCTAGACCGAATGCTTGCGAAGCTAGGCTTCAAGAGTATTGAAGATGTCAAGTTCGGAATGGACTTGAACACGGCAGACGGGGGTGTTATTACCATTGAGCGTGAAGAAGGAGAGCCTCAGGTAGGCGACAAGGCTTCACCCGATGGAGAGCACGCCATGCCTGACGGAACTACTATTGTAGTAGAAGAAGGCGTCATCACCGAGATTAAGCCTGCCAGTGCGGGGGAAGGCGAAGGAGAAGGTGAAGGCAAGAAGGGAGAGGGTGACAATCCCGATGAGGAGAAACAGAAACTCCAAGACCGCATCGAAGAATTGGAGAAGGAAAACGAAGACCTCAAGAAGGAGCTGGAGGAAGCCAAGAAGAACGCCAAGAGCGCACAGGACATGGCTACTCTCAATGCTATCAAAATGGCAGGTGGTGCCGAGAAGGTGCTGGCTCTGGCTAAGAGTAACTACAAGCCGGCTGGTCGCTCCATGGACAGGGGGGGTAAGCCCAACCAGAAGAGTGGCATGGAGGAAGAGCTTGAAAAGCTCAAGCAGGGCAAGCTCAAGAACGTCAACGGCAAGTACGTTGAGGTTAAAGACTAACGAGCCTTCTTCATAGTAATAAATCAATAAAAAAAATAGGAGAAAATAATATGAGTAAAGTTTTGGCAAACATTGAAGTTCACCCAAAGGACGTGCAGACCTTGAAGGAACTCATCCCTTATTCTATCGATAAGGACGAGAAGTTTCAGGAGTACACTACTATCCGTAAGGTGAAGAATGGCGACCCAATAGGCTTTATTGGTGACGCTGACGCAGTAGGTGTGAAGGGTGCTGGTTGCGACCCAGTGTATCAGGAAATCGGCATTGCTAATGGCGAGAAGCGCTGGGAGCTGGGTGACTGGCAGATACCTCTCAAGCTCTGCTATACAGACCTTGAAGGCACTATCGCCGAGTACACACTGAAGACTGGCACCGAGATTGGCGACCTCACAGGTGGTGAGTTCATGCAGTATATCCTGCGCCCTGCACTGGAGAGACAGATGAAGCTCATGATATGGCGCTTCGGCTGGTTTGGTGATACGAAGGCGAAGACAGTAGAGAATGGTGGTACAATCACCAACGGTGCACGTACCGAACTGTTCACTACCTGTGACGGCTTGTTCAAGCGTATCTTCACACAGGTTGCCTCTAAGTCTTCACAACTGACAGCGATAGCCGCTAATGCAGAGGCTACCTACACCGCACAGAAGGCAGCGATGCTTCAGGAGGGTGTTGCTACTGGTATCATGGACAAGCTCCTCATGGACGCTGACAGCCGTATTGTAGGCGACAGTGAGGCAATCGTATATATCACCGACATATTCGGCAGATGTCTTACTCAGGACATCAAGAAGGTCTATAAGACTATCATGCCGTGGGAGAAGGTCTTTGACGGCGTAGAGGTGGCAGAGTATGGCGGAGTCAAGGTTGCACGTGTGTCAGTCTGGGACCGTATGATTGCAGCGTATGAGAAGAGTGCCGCAGGAGAGGGAGACTTCGTGCTCAACAAGCCTTTCCGTGCTGTGTATGGTAACAAGAAGCAGTTCATGATTGGCTCTCCAGTAGAGGGACTTCTCTCCGACCTTGATATATGGTTTGAGAAGAAGGAGCGCAGGGTGTATATCTACTCTACTGGTAAGATTGGCACTACTCTTCTGGAAGACGATATGTTCCAAGCTGCGTTCTAATGTCTAACATATAAAAGAAAGGACAAGGTATGAGTAGATTGTGTGAAAGCCTCATTGCAAAGTCTATTGACGTGTCATGCGATGAGATAACGTTCAAGGGCTTGGAGCCCGACGGACTCATTATAAACAGGAGCGATATTGATATGGCGGCAACGGAGTTCGACACTCAGTGCCCCAATATCATAAAGAGTCTGGTGCTCAATAGTGGCAAGAAGGGATACGATATTGCCCAGCTGGGTAATACTCCTTTCACTGGCACTACCACCTCTATGGAGACTGGCACTTACAAGAACTCTTGGACTAACAACGTTCCTATTGCTGTTCTGGCTAATGGACCGGAGGTAGCCGCAGAGATAATAGACAAGCTGGCTAACGGGCAGTTTGTTGTTATCCTGAAGAACAAGGCGAAGGGTACTAATGGCAAGAGCGAGTACCAAGTGTATGGCTTCTATCAAGGCTTGACAGCGAGCGCTGGAGAGAATGACAAGTACAGTGACGAGACGGAAGGTGGCTGGCTGATAACCTTGACGGAGAGCAAGGTGCCGAAGTCTGCGCTCTTCTTCTACAACACTGACGCAGCGGCAACAAAGGCTGCCTACGAGTCTTTGAGGGGCGGCGGTGCAGGTGCATAGATGATATGCAGATAGAAGAAGCAAGAATAAAAGTGGCGGAGCTGAGAGGACGTTTCGATGCGCCTTTCAGCTCCTCCGATAAAGAGACCATAGGTAACCTGTATTGGGAGGTGCTGAGGAAGACGCTGCGACCTACAAACTGCCAACAGTGTTACCATGATGCTCTGATTGAAATTTATTTATATCTCAAAAACAATTCCAAGATGAAACAGAAGACAAACTATCGCATGAGAGCTGGCTATATAATCAATAGCCCGAAGTTCGACAATGGTAAGGTTTACTCTAATGACAATCTCACAGATGAGGTTGCAGAGAGATACCTTGCGCAGTTCCCAAAGAGCGTTTCCATGTTCGAGGCACTTCCAAAGGGCTTCTCTATTGAGAAGGTAACCAAGAAAGTAAAGAAGGCCGAGAAGGAGGAAAATCCTAAGAAGGAGGACAATCCTGAGAAGGAGGAGAAAGGTCTTAATGAGGAAGGAAAAGCCGAAGGCGGAGAAAACTCCGAGGGAGAGGATAACTCTAAGAAGGAGGAAGAGAAAGCCGAAGATACGGGAGAGGGCGAAGAAGCTGGAAAATAGATAAGAAAGGGACTGGAATATGAATGTCAAGAGAGCAAAGAAGCCCGAGCCAAGAGTAGAAGTCAGCTACTCCAGTATGCTGCGTATGCAGAGGTATGGCAACGACAACCTCTACCCGCAGAATGTTCAGGCAATAACAAGTGCGAGCGGAACGGCTACGCTATGCCTTAACAGGTATGCGAAATTCGTGGAAGGCTATGGTTTCCGCAATGACGCTCTGGCTGGTTATGTATTGAACAGAAGCGGAGAGACGGCAGATGTCATACTGAGAGAGGTTGTGAAAGACCTTACTACTTTCGGAGGCTTTGCGTTACACGTCAACTATGATGTTCTCGGAAGGATAGCAGAGATAAATCCCGTGCCATTTGAGAACTGCAGACTGGAGGAAGAGGATGATGCTGGCGTGGTACAGCATATTCTCGTACACCCAGATTGGGCAGGCAAGAAGACGAGAAACGGCAGGACTCTCTATATCAAGGAGGAGAATGTCGATAGGATTAACGTCTTTAATCCTAATCCTGACGTGGTGCGCAGACAGATAGAGGCTGTAGGTGGTATAGACGACTACAAAGGACAGATACTCTGGTGTTCTATGGCAGGAAAATTCCAGTACCCTACCCCGATTTATGACAGCATTATTACGGATATATCCACAGACGAAGGTCTGGGGAATATCAAGAACAGGAACACGAGAAACAATTTCCTCGTGGCTTGTATGCTGATAGCCAAGAAGGGCTTGCCCAGAATGAAGGAGGGCAAGGACGGAGAGCTGATAGAAGAGGAAAGGCAGATGATAAGCGATGAAGACCTCGTGAAGTTTCAGGGTGACACGAACGGTAGCAAGATACTGTATGTGGAACTGGAGAATGATGAGGACAAGCCAGAAGTCGTGCCTTTCCCCGTCAGGAACTATGACAAGGAGTTCACGGTGACAGATGCGAGCATAATAGAGCGTATCTATGCACAGTTTCATCAAGAGCTGTTTCATGCTATCCGTATAGGCAAGATAGGCTTTTCTGGGCAAGTAATGGAGGACGCCTACAGTTATTATGCTGGCGAGGTGACAACCGAGCAGAGACTCATTACAAGAGAGATGTCGCATATTTTCTCCTACTGGCATGATGAGATACTGCACAATGCCGACTTGGAGATACAACCGCTCAAATATATAAGCGCTGAGAAAAATGGATAAGCATTTAATCGATGTCGAGGAGTTCAAGGAGCTTGCTCGACCAGTATCCGTACATATTGATGAGATAGATGTGGAGGCGTTCATCAAGGAGAGCGAAGACACATACATAGTACCTGCTTTAGGCTACGAGGTATGCAAGAGGCTTACTCAGGGGGAAAAATTGAGTGAAAACGAGCAAATACTCCTCTATGGTGGTGAGTGGACCGACTGCAAGGGGGAATTGCGCTACTGCAACGGACTCAAGAAGGCTACAGCATACTTTGCCTATGCGAGAATGGCAAGGAGTGACGGAAGTATTCTGGCAAGAACAGGCTATATGAGGCATGGAGACGAATACTCCGAGCATATAGAGGGGAAAGAGAGAAGAAACGAGGTTAACGATGTCATGGATATGGCAGAGAGATACCTTGCAGAGGCTATGAGCTACTGGCAGTATAAGACTGGCAAGGTGAAGCCTGTAAGAGGAACAAGGGCAAGAATAAAGGCTATAGGAGACTAGGATATGGCAGATTTTTCAAGATTGAAAGCGATAGCCTTGGAAATCAAGGAGGCTGTTGAGATAGGCGAGAACACGGCAGAGAAAGTCGGTGGTTTGCTGAGTGATATGGTGGACGCTATGGATAGCATGGAAGAAGGTGCGGAGGCTGGCGGCACAGCTTACCAGAAGCCGCAGGGTGGCATACCAAAGAGAGACCTCGAAGAGGCTGTGCAGAGGTCTTTGGGCAAGGCGG